GTGTTGCAACGTATGGGGTCTGAAAACCTCTCGAAACCTCTTGTCAAAGCCTATATTCGTTATTTACTAAAGGATGAAGGTTTGAATGACGAATACGTTGATAGAGAACTCTTGGTAGCAATCCGCCAGGATACGCAGATATCAGGCAAGGTTCAGGGTATCAAAGAGTACAACAAGATCCGTGGTAGGTACTCACCGGAGGAAAGAGAGACGACCCATAAGTTTGATCTGACTGACGAACAGCTAGACGCCCTAATTGATGCCAAAACAAGAAAGACGTAGAAAACTAGAGCTATTGGAGCTTTTAAAGGAGAAGGAACGACGTATAGCTGAGGATCCACTAAAGTACTCCAAGAGACACCCCAAGCAAGAGTTATTCTATGCCGCTCAGCAAACGGTAAGATCCTTATTTTGGGGAAACCGGGTTGGTAAGACTGAGATCGGCGCTCAGGAAGTTGCTAGGTATTTATTAGGCAACCACGAACACCGCACGATAGTTCCTCCTGTAGAAGTATGGTCAGTTTGTCCTTCATTTGACAGCCAGAAAGAAACCACCCAGCCTAAGTTACTGAACTACATCCCGCCAAGTGAGATCAAAGGTATTTCTACCATCCGTAAGGGTATCTACTCGGAAATAGTTCTCAAAAACGGTAGCAGGGTTAATTTCAAATCATATGAGCAGGGTAGAGAAAAGTTCCAGGGTGCCGGTAAAAGGTTAATATGGTTCGACGAGGAACCACCGCATGACATCTGGGAGGAATGCTGGGTTCGGCAAGAGGCTGGGGAAGCATTAGACATCATTCTAACGATGACTCCGATTAAGGGTATGACTTGGGTTTACGACGACATCTACCTAAGCACTGACGGTTCCCTGCACTACTGTAGCGAAGCTGGATGGGACGACAATCCATGGCTCACAGAAGAGCAGAAAGCTATCATGGGTAGGGGACTAAGCCCTACAGCGCTAAAGGTAAGAAAAGAGGGTAAGTTCGTTAGACGGGTTGGCCTCGTGTGTAACTGGTGGGATCGCTCTATCCATCTTAGAGATTATGACGAACTTCCGTTCGACTGGACATACTACGAAATGCTAGACGGTGGGTTCAGTGACCCGGCTTGTTGGTTACTGCTTGGTGTGGACAACGATGATAATGTCCACGTTATTGATGGGTTCAGAGAAGCTCAACTCAAGACCGAGGACATAAAGAGGATGCGGGATACTAAAATAGCTGGTGTTAAGGTTAGGCGTGGTTGGGCTGACTCCGACAATCCGCGCCTTCTTTTAGAGTTAGTTGGATTGGGTATGAACCTACTACCAGTTAAAAAGATAACAGGTGAGGCGTCGTCTTGGGACGAAGTCCTAGCTGAGAAGCTAGCTGAGTACGGCGCGGTTCAAAAAGGGACTGGTAAGCCTAGGTTGTACGTCTCTAATGATTTGATGCGGGCTAACCCGAAGACAGGGTCGAACCAGAACTGGTTGATGCAGGAGATTGAGAACCTACTGTGGCAAGAGAAGGTAGCAGATGGGGTCGTAGAGACCAAGCCTAGGTGGGATGATCATAGGAAGTTTGGACACCACTTTGATGGTCTAAGAGCCTTATCGTATTTTCTGGTATCATATAGTAGACCAGTTGATGAGGTGGCGATACCAGACGACACCGTGTTGTTCAATGACGGATTTTACTGATGACACATGATTTGTCTATTAGGGAACATAACTGGAAACCTCATACGGATATCGAGCAGGATATCAGTAGTAAGAAGAACGGGCTGTTTAGTTTTGTGCTGAGGGTTAATGCCGGTAACATTGTCGACTACGTCTTGATCGAACACAGCGATGCCAGCGAATATCAAGGATTTATTAAAGTTTTTACACAAGAATTTACTGCTTCATACAGTTATAGAAAATGAAGTGCGGTTGGTTCCTTTTGGTCAGATAACGTTTAATGTACTTATCAAGGACGGCGTAGCTCAGATTGAGACTTTAAACATCAATAGGAACCGTCGCAAGAAGTACAAACTTGACAAGAAGGCTTAAAGTGTAGTATCGTCGACGTACTGACCGAAACTACTATAATGTAGATTAAGGTGGCTCCGAAGCCGCCTTTTTTGTTATGACAATAATTAGAAACGAAATACTAGGAAGAAAAAAAGCGTCAGAAGATTACCTATCTACCAAACGCCCCTTGTGGGACGAGTACGAGGCGCTGTTCCACAACCAACTAACCGACTCCATTTCCGGTACAACTAAATCACAGGTGTTTGATCCTAAGCTAGCAACTCTTACGTTAGAGCGCGGCTATCGTGTAATGGCTCAGCTTCCTACTGGTAAGGTCAAGGGGATATCTGATAACGATATCGGAGCATCCAAGCTGATGAACCTGCTTTTGGATAAGTACGTCATTCCTAACGCCAATGCACAATTCGATTTCGTAACTAAGCTACGGATGGCTGATATCTACTCCAACGTTTACGGGAACTTCTTTGCTCTAGTAGACTGGGATGTAAAGAAGAACGGGTATGTTGGTCCGGATATGTGGCTTCTCGCTATTCGTGATGTTTTCCCACAGGTAGGCGCTGTTTCCCTAGAAGATAGTGATCATGTCATTGTACGAACCTGGAAGCCTTTATCATACTTTGAGAATCTAAAGGGCGTTACAGGCTTTAAGAACGTACCTAAGATAATCGCCAAGCTGAAAGACCAGAGCGGATCTAAAGATGCCAAGGATAAAGCACGGGCAGCCTCTAAGAGAGAGCTTGATCAATATCCAGATGCACTTGCAGCCAGAGGAGCAGGATATTTTGAGGTACTAACCCAGTTTGAGGGTGATCGCTGGGTTGACTTCTGTGTGGACGCAGACACAACGTTTAGGGATCAAGCCAACCCCCACGATAACGGGGAGTTACCGGTCGTATGTAAGTACTCTATTCCCCTATTGGATGATTTTATGGGGATGGGAGATTTTGAACGTGGTAAGCCAATGCAGATGGTAGTCAACTCGGTTTGGAACCTCTACCTCGACGCGGTTAAGATGTCAATTTATCCTCCGGCACTGATAAACAAAGATAATATAGCTGCCCCAAGCTCGATTAAGTGGGGAGCGGCAGAGAAGTGGTTAGTGAGGGGCAACATATCTAACGCAGCTCAGGTGCTACAGCTTAATCCTCGTGGGATTGAGAACTTCAACAACACCTACAATATCGCTACCGCCTCACTTCTTAACCAGTTCGGCACAACCGATACTTCATCTACCAGGGAAACCGAGGCAGGGTTTGGTAAGACTCCGAAAGCCCTGTCGATGCAGCAAAATAGGGAGAACACTAGAGACAACGCAGACCGTTTCTACATGGAGCAGTTCGTAACTAAGGTGGTGAACAAGATGGTCAACCTCTTGTCTAAAAAGCAGTCTGAGGCTCTTACAGTACGTCTATTCGGAGATGAGATAGAGGACATACGACGTAGCTATCCTGAGATAGACGAGTTCTGGGATGAGAAGAAGGGCAAGCTAACTATCCCCAAGAGTAAGACCGGTTCGATAATGTACGACTACGAAATAGTTCCGGGATCGACCTACGCAGTCGACCAGAAGGCACAGCAGGAGAACCTAGTAATGTTAATGCAACTGCTTATCGACTCACAAACCCCAGAAGGTAATCTGGTAGAACAACGGCTAGAGCAGGAAGGTTATGTAGTTAAGTTCGGGGAGATATTTAAGAGGGTTATATCTAACTCTGGGATTCAAGACTGGGACAAGATCATAGAGGAGCGGACGGACGAGGAGCAAGCAGAGGCGCAAGCAGATGCCGTACTAAATCAGCACGCAATGGAGCTTATGCAGACAATAGAGCAGATGGGGCAAGGGGGACAGATGAACGTTAACCAGGTCCCTCCTGAACAGCAGCAGGTTCCCCAGCAAGGAGCTATGTAATGGGCAGAGCAATTAAACCTAACAACATATTCCCTAGCATACCCGCACTCGTCGATGATAAGCCGGAAGTAGTTATGACTGACGAGGAAAAGGCTCTAGCTTCTCTAGCTAGGCACTCTGGCTGGGAGGTTTTGAAAACGTACATTGGTAATCTCTCAAATGAACTTGATCTTATCAACGACGCGGCAGTTGAGAAAGGACTACCTTTTGAAGAGATTGGAAAGAACACGGTAATCATAAAGTTGTCGATGGGGATACTCAAGAAGGCTGTTAATAAGGTCGAAGATGCAAAAGATGCCGTCGAAAAATCAGGATAACAAGGATGTAGACAGCGAAATATTGGACTTTAATAATCCGTTATATTCGTTTGTTCCTCCGGGAATGCACGACTGGCGACAGCAGGGGTTCTATCTAGTTTGTAAGAGTTGCGAACTCCAACATGCTGTCTTTATAGGGCCTGATAAGTTGCTAGCTGGTATGAACAAAGACGGAGCGCCTATTTTAAGGAAGAGGGATGTTTGAGAGCTTATTTCTAGGTGGCAAGAGATAAGCCCTTAACCATTGGGGGCGAGGTTCTCGCATAACCCTGGGATTTACCCAAAACCGGTGCGTAATAAAGGAGGTGAACAACAAATGGTTGAAGAAGAAAAAGAAATGGCGTTAAACCCCGGTGAAGGAGACACCGTTGACACTACGCCGGTGCCAGAAGCAGCTCCAACCGAAGGCGTTATTCCCGAAGGTGCTGAGGTTGAACCCGAAGCAGCGGAAGGGGAAGCTGAACCGGATAAGGTCCCTAGTAAAAAGGGAGAAAACCAAAGGGTTAGGCAGCTCGTAAAAGAGCGGAATACAGAGAGGGAAAAATCGCAGTCACTAACTGAAAAGTTGGAGAAGCTCACGGGGACGACTGAGGCCCAGCCAATGGCTGAGTATCAGCCCGAAGTGGCTCAGAAACCGATTGTTAGCCCCGGAGAGGAAATAGACGCAAATGAGCTTGAGCGCAGGATTCAAGCCCGCGAGGCAAATACTCTTCGGAAAGCGGATGCTTTAGCGATTCTTCGCAACAAGCAATCGACGGCGATCAATCGGATCAACAAAGAAGCTAGCGACTCGATGACCTCTTATCCAGAGCTTGACCCAGAAAGTGACAGTTTCGACGAAGAACTTTCTGAATCGGTTACTGAGGCTACGGCAGCTTATGTTAAGTCTGATCCGTACAACGCGTCAGTCAAGGATTTTGTCGGCAGGATGATGCGTCCTTACAAGAGAGCAGTAACCAGAGAGGTTGGTGAAGCTACCGAGAATTTAGCCAAGCAGGTCTCGGAAGCTGCTCTTAGACCAACCGCTACCAAGCCGAAAGAGAAAAGTGTAGACGAGAAAACGATGGATGAACTTGAGGAGGAGCTGGGGGTTGTTTACTAACGTCGTCTACTAACTTGGCGCTGATTAACGTAGAGGGGGTGATACATTTATGGCTGCAAAAGGAGCTAAAATTAGTGGTGCTACAAACGTAAACGTAAGTAGTACCTTAACGCAGGAGGTAAAAACCTATTATGAAAGGGTTTTCCTCAAAAGAGCGGAGTATGAACTCACACTTAAGGAGGGTGCGCAGATACGAACACACCCCACCAATGAAGGTCGAACTGTTAACTTTACCCGTTACACACCTTTGACTATCATTACTGATCCTTTGGGTGAGGCTTCAAACCCCGTTACTTGTGCTATTACCGCTTGTACCGTAGCGATGACTTTGTCTGAGTACGGTTTGACGGTAAACACTTCAAGAATGCTGTCTTTGGTTTCCATTGACGCAAACATGAAGGAGAAGGTTTCGCTGGTTGGTCAGAACATGGGGGAAACGCTGAACCGTTTGATTCGGCTGGAGTTGGCAAATGGTACTTCGTACTATCCTAATGGTCACTTTGTTAGTTCTATTGCTGCGGGCGACGTTCTGGATGCTTGTAACATCAGGATGATGGTTCGACAGCTAGAGCTTAATAAGGCTCGTAAGTACCCCGATGGTATGTACATCGGTAAAACAGACCCTTACTCTAAATACAAGTTGCTTGGTGATTCAACATGGATCAACGCCAAGACCTACTCGGATGTTAAAGACTTGTACGCGGGGGAAATGGGTGAGCTTTATCAGATTCGATGGTTGCTCAACAAGGATTTGGCTAGCGGGACAGAGGCACAGTCGACAGCGGCTTCCCTAGTAAACAGGTTCTATACCTACGTTCACGGGGCCGACGCTTTCGGAGCTTATGATCTTGAGAAGGATCAACCTAAGCTTTACATTCTACCTAACGTAGTTGATTCTAATTCGCCGGCTGGGAGGATCTCTATTATCTCTTGGGCGGGGAGTTACGCTACTAAGATACTCAACAGTGATTGGGTACTTTCGGCGCGATTCACAGACGTTTAGTGGTTGTTGGGAATTTGGAACTGATATCCCTAGTTTCTTTTCCAAGTCCCAACTAGGGAAATAACCATGACAAGAGAAGCTGATCTAAAACAATTAGAACAAGAGTACAAACGAACTAGAGATCCCAAGCTCAGGAGGCATATAGCTGAGGCGGGTAAGAAGATTGCCAACGAGAGTGGGGCAATTAGGTCTATGAGGGATAGTTTAGTTAAGGCTCACCGGGAAGGTAACGAAGCAGAGATTAAGGACATCCACGATATTGTTAGTAAGAGTGAGGAGTATCAAAATGAGCGAAACAGTCTTTAAAGGAAAAGCAGAACCTACCAGTACATCGAAGGATACCGCTGTAGGCAAAGATCCTAGTAGGGGGGAGGAGGGGACAGCAGTAGAGGTTCCGTACCTAGATTATGAGCAAGAACATAATCATCCCCACTCCGTTGACTATTTCAATGTTGGGGACACCTGGGAAGATCCGTATGGTGGGTTTCCAGAGGAAATATCTTTGATCGAGGAGTACTTACAAAAGCAGATTGAAAAAGGCGAGATAGCTAATAGCGTCTCGGCAGTCAAAACGGAGTTAAAGAGGATAGAAAAGATAAACAATCTCACTAGCGAGGAGCGCCCCGTGGTTAAGGTAGGTGTGCTGTCTGCTTACACTAAGTTTTTAATGGAAACCTCCAAGATCAAATTTAATTCAGGGAGGTACGGAAGACATGGGAATAACTAAAGAATCTGACAAAACAAACAAATCGGTTCAGGAAATGCAAAACCTCGGGTTTGATACTACATTCAACTCTCCCACCGTTGGAGGTCTTGAATATGACGGGGTGTCTCTACAGAGAAAGATAGCGTCTTCGACAGCCATAAAGGTACTTAAGGATGGTACTGACACATACGTTGGGATAGCCGCCCCAGGAACAGCCCTAGGTACGGCTAAGTGGCAAGCTATGAAAATAGACACTGACGGGAATGTATCTTGGGCTGACGGTGACCCAAGTTTTGATAATGTAGCGACAGATTTATCGGCGTTAAGTTACTCGTAACATGGGAATACAAATTGTTAAATTACTAGATGACATAACAGGGCCACAGGGCGATACCGGCCCTAGTGGTGGGGATCAAGGCGACACCGGAGCAGACTCCACGGTCGCTGGGGATACAGGCGTAGGAACTCAAGGGGATACCGGCGCTGATTCAACCGTCGCCGGAGACACGGGAGCTGTCGGCGATACCGGAGCTGACTCTACAGTAGCCGGAGACACTGGTGTGGGAACTCAGGGCGATACGGGGGCCGATTCAACAGTTCAAGGGGATACGGGTGTTGGAAGTGCCGGGGCCAAGGGTGATACTGGCGCTGACTCCACTGTTGCCGGGGACACGGGAACGGTGGGAGATACAGGAGCCGATTCAACTATAGCCGGAGATACGGGAGTGGGAGATCAAGGCGATACGGGAACAGCATCAACCGTGGCCGGAGATACTGGGGTGGTCGGTAGTGTGGGCGACACTGGAATCCAGGGAGACACCGGATCGGTTGGTGACACCGGATCGGTTGGTGACACCGGTGCAGACTCCACAGTAGCGGGTGACACGGGAACTACTGGTTCTACCGGTGCAAAAGGTGACACGGGAGCCGATTCTACAGTTGCTGGTGATACTGGTGCTACAGGTGCTGGTGGGGCACAGGGCGACACAGGCGCTGATTCTACAGTGGCAGGTGATACTGGTGTTGGAACTCAGGGTGATACGGGAGCAGGGACCCAAGGTGATACTGGAATCCAAGGGGATACAGGAGTGTCCGGAGACACCGGAGCGGATTCTACTGTAGCG